ACCCTTGAATCGGAGACTGGTGAAGCCTGCGCTTCCCATGGCCTCGTCAACCAAAGCACGCTCCGGTCCACACCATTCCTCGTAGCCGTCGTAGACAGCCGGATCGACCAGCATCGTGTCAGGACGGCGACCCCACTGCGAACACTCGCGGTAGAGCTGGGTCCAGGTCGGAATGCCGGCAGTCATGAAACCGCCGCCGATCTGCTGGAACTGGTTGAAGTGGTAGTTAGCGTTCTTCTGGACGTTGCCGACCGTATTGTTTGCGGTTGCTGCCTGCGCTGCGGGAGTCGCAAACTCAATCATGCCGCGAATACCATCGATGTCGCCGTTCACGGTACTAGCCGTGTGAAGCTGTTCCTCGATGTAGTTACGCATAGTAATAGCGCACTGCTGCATCTCGGCATCGAGAAGCTTGCCAATCTGGCGCTTCGCGTTCTGGTTGAGATCGACCTTGTCGCATGCGACGACTGACTGGCAGGAAATCTGCCCCCAGTTGTCCCACAGGAACATCTTGACGAACTCGCTGTCAGCCGTGTTCAGAACCTGCGAACCCTGGTAGGTCTGCACATTCGGATTCTCGGCGTGGGCGAACGGGACTCGCGCATTAGGCGCGGCCTCAAGGTGGATAGAACCCTTGTTGTACATTGAGTACAGCAGGGGGGACTGCTCTAGGATCAGCCAAACAAGCTTCTCCCAGCTAGCGCCCCACGTCAGGCTGAACGCCTTCGTGTAGTCGCTAAGTGTTGTCGAAAATGGAGCTCCCATTAGTTACCTCTTAGAAGGCTTCGCGCAACTCAACCAAACCGACCCTTCAAATCCGGATTCTGCCCCAGGACCTGATCGAGGATGTCATCCATAGACATCGTCGCAGTAGATCCAATAGGGGAAGAAGACGTACCTGACTGGCTGGATGGAGGAGCAGACTCGGCTCTTCGCTTAGCATTATCGATAAGACGGCCCTCATTGACCGCCCTGATGGCACGCTCCCCGGCAAGAGACAGAGCTGCCCGATAGGCATCCTCTGTTCCCGAGCCGAGAAGGCTCACAATTGTTGGGTCGTTAGCATCCAAGATTTTACGCATCTCCGTTTTGACGCGCTCATCCTTGAACTCCCGGTAATTCCCGCCCTTCATATCCTCAAAGATTGTGTTCAAGCGAGAGGCCTCCCGGTGCGGAGCAAAAGTCTCCGCAACAGAATAGACCTGATGCTTAAGCGCATTGATCTCTTCAAGGAGCTGTTGTTCGCGAGGATTTGAGCCGCTGCTCTTCATCCTGGCGTCCATTATCTCAAGCAGGGCACCAAAACCATCCCCGTTCTCAGCTTTCTCGGTGAACCGCTTACGCAGTTCGTCAACGGTAGGAGCAGTCTCCTGCCCCGCATTGTCAGCCCCATTCGGCTTTTGACCCGACTGTGCTTGCATAGCGAGCCAGGTCTGCTGGAGTTGGTTTCGTTGGTCCTGCAGTACCGCCCTGTCCTCATCAAGTCCACGCTTCAAATCAGCGATTTCTTGAGTTTTTGAGGTTAGACCAGACTGCATCTCTCGATAAATGGCTAGGTTTTCCGGCTCAAGGTCTAGGGGGTTCCCAGACCAAAACGACCCAGAACCGTTCGCACCATCACTCGAGACATCGGTCCCATTACCAGGAATTGCCTCATCGCTGTTGGTCTCAGAAGCGGCCACTTCCGAATTATCAACGTGCTCTGATGCTGCTTCCGGTGCTGGATTATCGCTGTCAAGCTCAGGGTTCACGGGTTCTCCAAAACGCGACTAAGTTGTAAGTGATTCCCGAACCAGTCGCTCAAGTTCGGGCCTTTTAGTTGTAATCGGGACCTTAATCCCGAGTTCCTTAGCCTGCTTTTTAAGTGCAGGCCAAGTCTTGGAAACAATCGTATCCACTTCTACGGTAGTTGTGTCAACTTGCTTGTCTTCAGAATCGGTTTCTTGTGCGCGGTTTTCCGTCCATCGCTTCACAATCTCGTCTTGCGTATACCGCTTGGTTCCAGCGTTGAGACCACGCTTACCCTCTTTTACCGACTCGATAAGGCCATGCTTCTTAAGAATCCGCTTAGCCTCTGTCTTTGAAACAGTCTGACCAACTAAGTGATCCTCAGGAGCGTTCTCGGCAAACGTATACTCACCGCTATGAGTTGACTGCGTTTTGACATCCGCAACAAAGTCATGACTCATCGTGCCTCGTCGCTGGCACCTCGGGCATGTGATGTAGGTGAATCCGCGCTCCTTCTGCGCCACAAATGCGTTAACCGTAAATCCCTGCTCAGAAGCATGGGCACATCGGCAACACCTAAGCGTGTAAATAGGCATCTAACTTTCCTTCCTAAAACTGCGGTACGCCAGGAGGCGCCACAAATCCCTCGCGACCAGATGCAGGAACAGTCAGCGAATCACCACTCACTGGATTAACTGCGGCTCCCATTCCAATCGACTCCTCTGGTGGCGCGGAACCAGCGCCCTGTCCCTCAGGAGAGGCGGCTCCAGCCTGGCCTGCTGCCTGCCCAAAGAGTTGTGCAAAGCTGTCTCTTATTGCAGGACTATCCTGCTCCCAGAGCTCCAGCGCTTTCGTGTAGAAAATCGCAATCGCCTGTGGCGGAACCTGCGCCGCAGTTAAACTCTGCGCCGCCATTGCAAGAGCATTCATGAATCCGATGTAGCTCTCCCTTTCGGCTTCCGGGCCTACGGGCTTCATGCTTCCAGCGTGAATGCCTACATCAAACTCTCCGCGAATGTCTGATCGCGTATAGCCTACTGCGGTTTCTTCGCCAGTTAGCCGTACCCAGCGCTCAGCGTCGTAGAACTGCTGCATTACCTGGAGAGTCTTCCTCGATACTATCTGAACAAACTTCTCGAACTCGCGGAGCTTTGTTTCCGACCGGCCCGCATGCATCGCGGCTCGATAGGAAACCTCGGTAGCAGACTTCGCTGATGAGCGACCACCACGAACAGCCTCATCGCCAGCGCCAACCTCGTTCATGAATGAGCGAAGGATGTTCATGGTCCCGAGAAACTCTTGAGGGAAAGCAGGCATCACTAGGTTGCGAACGTCGCCGCCCACATTCTTGCTCTTTGCCGCAACCATTTGAGGAAGGTTAGACGCTAGCGCCGCCTTTGCGTTCTTATCAAAGATGCCGTCTTTGTAGACAGTCTTGAGGGCCATAGACGCCTCGAGGCCGCTGACAGCGCTGTCCATCAAGCGCTGCATCCTGACCGCGATAGGCAAGATCTTCTGAGCTAGTGAGATTCCGTAAAACTGGTCGTTAACGCGCTCAAAGCGAAGATCGACGAACGGGTAACCCTCCATGTCGAGCGGACTCAACGCATGCTTAAGCACGGTCAGATCGCTACCCTTGTCGCCCTGTCGACAGGCCCAAAGGATCCTCATCTCCTTCACCCGACGACGCTTCTTGGCTCCCCCAACGCGAACAACCCGCTTTGCCCATGCGTGGTACCAAACCTCGTAAACCTCTACATGCTCAGCGTCTTCACGACTCCAGACATTTCCAATAGACGACTCATTGAGCTCATCCAACGACTTCACCTTGTCTGGGACAAGGTCCTTCGTATTGGCGAACCTACTGTCGTTCTTGACCTCGTCGATGTGAATCAGGTGCCTGATAGCAACCCACGGCATGCGGCCAATCTCGTCGTATCCTGGAGGAAAAACAAAGTTGAACGGGCTTACGCGAAGAAGCGTAGCGTGAGCTGCCGGCCTATCAGATGGCAATCCAAGGGCCTCGAGCTGGTCACGTATAGTCGCGATTGAAGAGTCATCTCCAATCTCCTCTTCTTCGTCCAAGTCCCTGTCGTAGTCCTCTACGGGAACAAATACGCCAGCTGGCTGGTATGTGATTCGCCCAACGCCTGCAGAGAGAACCAGGGCGTCGTCCAGTATGCGCTGGCATTCCCTATTGAAGCCGCCCTCTTGCCACTCATACATGAGAGCTGCCTGCGCCAACTTCGCCTTGAGTTTCTCCTCACCAGCGTCAGTGGACCTTCTTGGTTTTGCGAAAATGGACGGGTCGTTGTGGAAGATGTGGGGCTTTACAGCGTCCAAGGCGGAGGAGATGAGAGCTAGTCCGCGACTACCATCCTGCTTCTCTATGCCCATTCGATAGGCGTCCATCAACTCTCGCCAGTCGTCGAAATGCGACTTCCTGATGATTTCTTCCGCAGACAGAACCCTGTCTAGGAGCGCCCCCGCGTCGTCCCGCTTAATCGGTAGTTTTGTTGGGTCGAACTTAGCCATCACACCCACTTAGATCCAAAGCCACTCTTCTTGACTGGCCGGTGGTCATCGTCTTCGCTCCAGGCGGTCCAACTAGGAGGGGGGAGGTCTCTCTCCCTCGGGTCCTTCCTGTTGCTTGAACCAACCTCCAGATCACATACGGTTTGTGCCTGCAGCCAGGCCATAACTAAGTCGTCATGCTCCCCAGGAGGGGCGCCAACCTTAACCCGTTTATACATCTCATCGCCAGAAACTAAAGCAACAGATCCAGCAGATCGCTTGGTCAGTTCCATGAACATTCGCATTTCCTTGACCAAGCGTTGACTTCTAATGACCGGCATCCTTGAGCGAATAATGTCTATTCCTACATGAACCATGATGGGCTTTGTAGCAATTGTTGTCGCCCAACCAAACCTAGCCTCAAAGTTTACTGACTCAACCTGCTCTCGCTGATACAGATTCCAGTACTCAGTCTGCATGATGCCAAGAGAAACTGCATGACCAACGCCGTTAATCTCCCAAGAAAGTAGCGCGTCATTGTAGTGCCTACACAAAAGCACAGCCTTTTCTGAAGTCTGCAGGGCCTCTGTCTTCCCCTGATACTCCGCAACCTGCTCCCTCGTATCGGCGCGTACCACCTGGATAGCGGTCCAGTCTCCGGTAGATTTTCCTGATGCAGGGTCTACAGCAACGACATACTTCACCTCGTCTTCGGGCCATTCCCAGACCCACAGAGAGTCGCTCTTCGCGCTCCCTCTTCCGGAAAGCTCCGGGGACATGAATGAGGCTAGGCCGATCCTTGAACTAGAGTCCTCTTGTCCAGAGACATCGACAATATCGCCAATAAACAGCGGCTTCTTTACAAAGCCATGCTCGATTGCAGCCAAGTCTGGTTCCTCGAAAACACGGCTTGCCGAGAACGCAAAGGCCTCTTCTGGCTTGCCTGGATACTCCTGCTTAAACAGGTCCCAGTTACCCTGACACTTATCCATCCAGGTTCGGTATGCCCAATACGCCTGCTCTGGGAGAAGGTCATAGGACTGGATCATGGACAGAAGATTGTCGTCGAATCGCTTGACTAAGTCCTCGAATGAGACGGTATCGGGGACCTCCCTGATGTAGTTCGGCATCGCATGCCAGGGATAGAAGATGGCCTCCCAGTCGCTTTCTATTGGATTGCCCTTACTGTCCTCCTTATTCCACGCCTTCCAGAACTCCTTGTAGAAGTAACCACCAGCTCCATTCGCCGTTGACTCGAGAACTACCAGCGTTTCCGGGTCGTCAGACAGGGTCTGCATAAGACCAAGCATGAACGTCTCTGGGTCTCCCCAAAAGGCAATCTCAGAGCCATGAAAGTAGTGGATCTCAAATCCTCGAGTCGAGTGGACTGCGTCCGCGACAGACACCTCGAACCTGGAGTTAAGCCCCGCTGTTTCGTCTAGCGGGTGAGTCATCCAGAGCTCGTTATCGTTGTTTCGCCTCAGCTCGGGGCGAAGATCTAGCGGCTTGTTGTTGTGCAAGTCCGCAGCCTCTTTAGGGGACTCTGCTTTATGAACCTTTCCAGGATCGTCTGTAGACGTGCCATTGGGCAGGTTGTCATACATCTTCTTAGCCATCATGAAGATGTTGTTGGTAGTGATTCTGTCTACCGCTGTTACAAACGCTCGCCTGTTCATCTTTGTCAGGCACTGATGAAACATGAACGCTTGAGTAACGGTAGACAGGCCCATCCGCCTAGCCTTAAGAACAATGAAGCGCCCAGGCTTACCCTCTGCGCGGGCCTTCATAATCCGGCGATAGAAGTCTTCCTGGATCTTATTCAGCTTTAGGGTGACGGTGTCGCCAACCCTCCCCTTATTGCTTGTCTCGGGGCGATTCAATACCTTCAAAAACTCTTCAGAGAACGCCGGAAAGTCCGCGTACCCTGAGGTTTCTGTTAAGCGCTCTGAGATTGCCCTCGAACGCTTCAGGCTCATCGCCTTGCGAGGCACTACACCTTGCTCTTCGCAGCTGCGAGCTCCTCTTCAGACGCGCCACTGTGCTCAGCAACAGTAGCCTCATTCTTCTGAACTGCGGAGATACGCGCCACGATTGCCCGGATAGCGTCATCCCTAGGCTCGTTAGCGTCGTTGCGGCCAGCCTGCTCAGCAGCCAGGAGGTTCGCAAGCATGCCCATCTCGCTTGTCTTGCGAAGACGTGCGCGAAGACCAACCATGTCAGGCACGTACTCGCTCAACTTCATCGCATTGTGCGTATTTGAAGTTACGCGCTTGAAGCGCTTGACGTGTTCCTCGGTGGAGTACTTCTGGTAGAAGCGGTAGCCGCGATTCTTCGCACCGACGAATACGTCCATCAGCGCTTCCTCGAGAGCCTCTCCCTCTCCCATCGGGCCTTCTTCATAAGAGCGGCCCCGCTCTACATAGCGCTTAAAGCGGGTCTGAACCTCGCCGTTTGCATAGCACTTATCGAGTTGTTCGAGAGTGATCTTCCGCTGGTCGATCATTGCCTTCTTGTTCGCTGCCATCGACATCTCAGTCATGACTACCCCCCTACTTAACGATCTTGACGTATGTGGCTGCAGCAGCGCCTGGGCGAGCTGGGCGACGAATAAGCACCCTCTTTGGCGCAGCGACCGCAGCCGGTGCAGCATCCTCCCGAAGCGCATCGCGCTTAGCGGTGATTTCGTCAAGAAGAGACTTTCGCCCCTTACCGTCCAGTTCAGCATCGTAAACTTCAGATAATTCGCTGTCAGACAAACCTGACAACTGCTTCACGGCCTCCTTGACCGTAACCGCACTTGGGTCGAAACTCATTAAATCCTCCAATGTGGTCGCCTCTGCAACTCTAAGTCAATAGTCAAACTAAGGTATATCAATAAGGGCGATAGCGCCAGCAACGCTAGACCTCTATGTGGTCAGGTGTTACCTTCAACGTCCCGCCCATGGGGCCTGTCACGGTACCAAAGACAGGTAGCCGGCTTAATGGGTTCCGGAGACACTCCCCTCCTTCCTGTGTCTTCGGGGCCCTAGCCAGGCACCCCACTACAGACTAAGAAGTTTTTTTCTGAGGAGCTGTTCACTGCTCGACCCACCTTTGGTGGGCGCGAGTGCTGCTAGAACCGGCGGGCGCTTTTCAGCCAACCTCTTCTCGTTACTCTTCTTCCATGAGGGCTGTAAGGGCAAGTATTGTTTGAGCCCTCTCTCGTTCAGTCCCGAACTGCTGTCTTAGCCCCCACTGCCTTGCTCGCTCCCTGCCCCGCTCTTCCCATTCCGGTTCGTAGCCATACCCCACTGAGAGCTCTTCTCCTGGCCTTGTAAAACGTTTAGCTAGTCCTTCTTTTCTGCGCTCCATGCTTTCGAGTTCATCCATCCGATCCAGATAATAAAGGTCTTGAGCCAGCAGGGTTTCCTCACTAGGTCCTCCAAGCGGACCAAGCCCCCTGCTGCGGATCAATGGCTTGCTATACGGCTCGTAGGGTACGTCTCCGTAGTCTGGATGCCTTTTGCGATTCTCACTGTAGGACTCTCCAGGAATCCCGCGCCAGTCCCACGTAGCCCTCTCCCCGCGCTCGTACCATTCGGGCACAGGATCGAAGCCGTAGATCCTGTGAGGCTTGTCCTGATCTTTCTGCAACTCAGCAATCTTTGCTGCGAGCTCTGGGCCAATGATTCCGTCTTCTGGCATATCTACCTCAAGTCTCTGAGTCTAGTGTTCGGATCAAGATCGTATCCAGAAGCACGGTATTGCTCAAGGAGGCGTTGTCTCTCGGCTTCATTACGAAGTTCTTTTGCTTCCGCTGCAGCCTCGATGTCTTCTGCAGTTACCAGTCCTTCGTATCCCGGTCCAGGTGGAGTAAATAGGCCCGAAGATTGTGGTGCCGCAGAGGCGTAACCAGCACCACCAGCAAGTCCGGAAATAGGGCCAGCCAACAATGCTCCTTCAAGAAGAGCTGCCGGGGTAAGCCCCTTCAAAAGCCCTTTACCGCCAGCCTTTAATATGTTGGCAGCCCGCGTAAGTGGCGGCTCCTTGAGCGGCTTTAGCCCGCGAAATACGAGTTTGCCCTCACCTCCAGCAAAGCGAGGGTCGTTTTCAATCTCTGCCAGCACTCGCCTTGTCTTTTCTGACAACCTGGGCGCCCCTGGGTGCTGGGTGCTGGTGCCGTGCTTTCCCCAAAGAAGGCTGCCCTCTCGTTCGTCCCATAACTCTTCACCGAGCCTACCTGCTGCATCGTCCACCAAGGTCTGAAGGTCAGAGTACTTCATTGGCTTACCAACGCGGGTTACGTCTACGCCTTCTCCCCAAGCATATTGGGTGCTTGGAAAGTCCCAGAGTTTGTGCGGATCGTGCTCCAAAAGCTGATAGGAGCCCGGATCTACGATGTTCTCTACCCTCTGAACCATGCCTGCCGGAAGTTCTTCTACAGCCTTCTTGCTGAACCCATGGGGCCATTCTCTCCGCCCAAGAGCCTCCATTTCCGCCGCTTCCTCAGCCAACAGCCCTGCTGGAGGCCAATCAGCCGTTCTTGGTCTTGGCTTGCCATGACGCTCCATGTAACTCTTTTCCCCGAGAGCAAACCTCCCCAAAATGGGCTCAGTCGGAATGTCTACAAACTCCACCCCTGGAGGCAGGCGACCAGCATGTATCCGGCCCCCGCCCGCTCTTAGGCCCTCGGCATGTTCCTTTGACATGGCACGGGTCTTAAACTGACCTTCTGGGCCTTGTACATCCCCCAAATACGATCCAGCAATCATGGGGTTGTCAGCGGCAAATATGGTATCTGGGTAACTGCCGACATACGGGATTCCCCACTTGATCCTGCTCGCCGCCCTGTCTGTCGCCCATGGGTCGGGCCTGCTACGAGCGACCCCCGACCTTAGTCCCTCATAGGTGGGCGCAAGAGGAATAGAGTCCAGGATTCCCTGGAGAGTGGACTCCCCAATAATCTGGTTTATATCTACAGGGGGCGCTTCGAGTCTTACGCCCTCAGGTGCATACGAAGGCAAAGCGCTTCCGTATCTAGGGCGTACCTCGAGGTCGTTATAGAGAGGCATCTACCTACCTCACCGGGCCTAGGATGTTCGCGATGTCTTCGACTCTCGCTGTCTCGAGGTCAACGCCTCTAGGCAGGGAGTACATTACCTCTTGGATGCCATATCGGTCGATTGCTTCTCTGAGAAGGCCCTCTCGGTGCATGCGTCTCTCGAGCTCCTTCTGCTCAGCAACTCTCTCGATGTCCTCTGCAGTTACCAGTCCTTCATACCCTGGACCTGGGGCCGTGAAGAGACCGGCTGACTCTGGGGCCTCAGATGCGTAACCAGCCAGAGCTGAGCCTGCGCCTACTGCGGAACCAATCGCCAGATCACCCGCGATATTGACGGGGCTGAGGACAGACCGCCCAAGTCGACCAAGCCCGCCCGCGACACGCCTACCTAGCGAGCGCCTAGCGGCCTCTGCTATCAGAGCCTTGCCCCTAAGAGGGCCTTCTGTGTGATACGGAGCTGGCCTTGTTCTGGCAGGCTCGTCATTGATAGGGCTTTCACTGCCTAGTTCGGTGGGCAGATTCTCAACGTAATCAAATGTTTTACGCTTTTTTGCCCACGGAATATCGTCATCGGTTGGCCGGTTCAGTTCCGACTGTCGACCCCACCGAACATCGTGCGCCATAAGCCTTACGGGCATTGTCTCGTATCCAAGATTCCGAAGGGCAGTAGCTCGATGCCTACCTTCATGCCCGACAACGCGACCTTCTGGATAAAACTTAGACCTCGGATCTGTTATATCAAGAAACGGAACAGAGCTAAGTGGGGTCCCTGATTCAATGACATTCATTACGTTGGCGAGCTTTTCCCGATTAGGTCCTGTCGCGGAAGATCCGCGATAGTCGCCAAAGTCTCTTGCTAGGGCGAGAAAGTCGTCTGGGCTCATCTGCGTGAGCAGTTCCCTAGACGCCGGTCCTTGCCCGCGAGCCATATCCAACGCCGACTGACGAAATAATTCGTCGGCAGTTGCAGCAGAGGCAGCCTTAATTGCTGCTATGTCTGGCGAGGCCCTGCGAGCAGCACCTGCGCTAGCGGCTACAGGCCCTCCTAGGGCCCCTGCCTTTGCAGCCTCTATGGCAAGGGCTCGCATACTCAGCTCATCCCCAGGCTCCAGTCTCCGGGTTCCCTCTGGCGCATACGAAGGCAAGGCACTTCCGTATCTGGGGCGCACCTCTAGATCGTTATAGAGGGGCATCTATCTAAGCTCGCTCAGTCTGGTATTTGGGTCTAAGTCGTAGCCTGACGCTCGATACTGCTCTAGCAGCCTTTGCCTTTCGGCTTCCTTCTCGAGCTCCTTCTGAGCGATGACTCTCTCGATGTCTTCAGCTCGGACAAGGCCTTCGTAACCTTCTCCTGGAGGAGTGAAGAGTCCTGCTGACTCCCTATCGCCGCCGCCAGCTGCATGACCAAGGGCTGCAGAACCTGCGCCTGCCGTTCCACCAGCAAGCATATCTGCGGCGATTTTGACTGGGTTGAACATGCCCCTCACGCCGGCTTTGAGCGCAGGGCCCACCCTTGCCCGCCATCTTGACCTGATCGGAACCTGTTCAAGGCGCGACGCTGGGCCTTCTACCATTTCGTGATCCAAGTCCGGTCCAGTCCAGTCTTCAAGTATATTTCCGAACTCGTCGCGTAACCCAAAAAACTCCTGTGGCCCATGCGGCATCTGCCTTAGGCGTATATCGCGCCCACCAAGACCGCCTGTCCCTGTATGAGGGTCATAGTACGGAACTCTCGGATCCACGTACTCGCGCAGTCCTGTCGCCGCGCCACGAGTGGCGCCTCCGCCGACACCACCGCCCAGAGTTCCCTGAAGGAATGCTTCCTTGAGGATGGGCGAGAGGTCTTCCTCTGGGGCAGTAAGCCTAACCGGCCTGGTCTCTAAGTCGTCGTACAAGGGCATCTCTATCTCCTAAGAAGTTCAACCAAACCGTATCACACGTTCCCTACCACTTCACGCATACCCGTGAGGGTCGACGTAAACCCAGTCCTCTCCTTCGTGTACGGGTCGTAGTACCGATACTCAAGCCTCGGCTCTACATGAACCTTCCTACGCCTCCTCAAAGCAGTAAAACGC